ATGGCAAAGCACATGACCCAAGATGACCGCAAGACGCTGGAAGCCCGGTACAATGCCGGGCAGAGCGTGGCGGGGATCGCAAGGGCGATGCGATTCAATTACTCGACAATATATAAAGAGTTAAAGCGCGGCGACACCGGCAAGATGGACGCCAATGGCCGCGCCGGGTACAGCGCAGCGCTGGGACAGCAGCGTTTGTACAACAAGAAGCAGCAGCTCAGGTATTGGGCTGACCGCCCGGCGGAGTAAAAAGGATGGGAGAAGTATTCAAGCTGAACCATTGCTACAACGTGGACTGCGTTCCGGCAATGGAACTGTTCCCGGACAATTATTTTGATCTGGCCGTTGTAGATCCTCCGTACTTCTCTGGTCCAGAGCGTCGGGGCTTTTACGGCTCCAAGGTAAGCAAGATAGGCGTACACCGGGACTATCCGATTTCACCGGCATGGATCAGGCCGGGACCGGAGTATTTCAGAGAACTGCTCCGCGTTTCCAGACACTACATCGTGTGGGGCTGCAACTACTTTGATTATAAGTTTGCAACCGGGCGAATCGTGTGGGACAAGTGCAATGGAAGTTCCAGCTTTTCAGACTGCGAGATAGCGGCGACCGATTTATTTACATCGGTGCGATTGTTCCGCTATATGTGGTCCGGCATGATGCAAGGAAAGAGTATTGCGGAAGGCGGCACCATGCAGGGAAACAAATCCCTGAACGAAAAGAGAATCCACCCGACCCAGAAGCCGGTTGTCTTGTACGACTGGATATTCAAAAACTATGCAGAGCCGGGGCAAAAGATTCTTGATACTCACCTTGGAAGCGGAAGCAGCCGCATAGCAGCCTATGAAGCGGGACTTGATTTTATCGGCTTTGAAATTGACCCGTTCTATTTCCAACTGGAAGAAGAACGATTTGTAGAGTATACAAGTCAAACCAGCCTGTTTCACATGGAGGGAGGCGAAACGAAAAATGAAAATTGAAATCACTGGCGAGGCAAAAGAAATTGCGGTCTTTGCGCTGGAACTGCAAAGGCCGCAACCGTTCAACGTCCCCAATAAGGAAGCGCTGTCAGAAGAGCAGATGCGAGAATTTACTCACTATCTGGAGAGCCATCATCCTCAAAATGAAGAACCCCACTTTGCTTGAGGATGTCGGAAACCATGTGAGCAACGGTGTCAGGAATCGAAGTTGCGAGATAGGCAAGGGCGGAACTTTGACCGCCGGATCGGTATGCTTCCTTTACTCCTTTGTTCAATTCGGATTCTGTCTTTTCGACAATGGCAAGGACAATCTGGTTATATTCAGAACGCTTCAAAGAAATCACCTCCTTTCCGTGCTCATTGTACTACAGGAAAGGCTAAATGCAAAGAGAGGACAAAATGATGCTTGAAAAACTCCACCGGGGAATCAACAGATTCAATAAGGCGTTCAACTGGCGGCGATTCCGCCGCGATGCGCTGCACCTGGGCGAAAGCCTGCTGGTGTTCGGCATACTGTACGGCATTTTCTCAACCCTGATCTGGGGCGTTTGCTGGATCTTCAAAATCAATTACGACCCGGATCTCGTTGCCGTTGCATGGGCGGTGCCGGTGCTGCTGGACACGCTGGTAAACAAGGCTTACGACTGGAACAACGAAGTCCGGGACTGGGACTGACAGAACCGGAAAGGCATGGGCAGACCTACCCGCCCACCATGCGGCTGAACTACGAGGGGAAGCCGCCCGGCTACCGCAAGGCCGGGGCCTTACCTGCTGGGGGCAGAAAGAACACGGCAGGGCGGTCCGCATGGGCAGGAGGAGCGGCATCATTTGTCCGACGCCGCTCTTTTGATATGGTACAGCCAGTGCAGGAGGGGGTGCATTCCCTTCCGTCCGGTGCTAACCCCGGAATGTACCACCATTGACCGAATATTCACGCAGCACAGAAAGGACAAACAACATGGGAGAAGATTGCAAGGCAAAGATCGAAGTGGTACTGAATAACGAGGATCATGTGGAGATGTACCTGAACGGCAAAACCACTACCCTGCAGAATATGGCAATCAGCGTGATGACGCAGACCATCGCACTGGGCGCGGACAGCTGGGATGATGCAAAGCTGCAGTTGGTAGGAGCTGTTTTCGCCCTCCCGCTGGCGCTGGAAAAGGCGTGGAAAGAAAAGGAAGCAGACAACGCCGCATCCACCGACAAGAGCGTGGATGCCGATACTGCCCAGGATGCCGCGCAGAAGGCGTAAGGGGGGGAACGATCATGGACAAGAAACTTCTGAAAGAAGAGTACAAGCGGCTGCTGACGAAGGCCATTGAAGGCAGACCGGGCGGCATGGCATTGATGATCGTCCTGGAAGAAACGGACTTCTATAACTCGCCCGCCAGCGCAAAGCATCACCTGAACGTCCCCGGTGGCCTGCTGCTGCACTCGCTCAACGTAGCGAGGGCTGCGCTGGAACTGTGCGAGAATATGCCGCAGTTTGCGAGGTGCGATAAGAATGCAGTCCTGACTGCAGCCCTGCTCCACGATGTTTGCAAAGCCGGAAATTACATCCAGAAACCGGATGGAAGCTATCAGTATAGAGATACGGATTTGCTGGGGCACGGTGAAGCGTCCGTAATCAACATTCAGCACTGGATCCACCTGACGGAAAAGGAAATTCTGGCAATCCGGTGGCACATGGGTGCCTATACCGGGGAACGGGACTGGGACACTCTTAGCAAGGCATACGACAGATACCCGGAAGTCCTGTGCCTGCACATGGCTGACATGATCGCAACGCACATCATGGAGGCAGGAGAGTGAACGGGCGCGATGCTTACATAGATCTTCCGAACGGTAAGAGAATGGAACTATCAGCAAGTATACCGGATATCGAGGAAGTGCCGGGACCTTTGTCGGACGAAGAAAAAGCACTTATCGAAATGCTGGAAAATGAGTTTGAAACATTCGTTGCAGAGTTTTACACAGGTAGGCCATTGTGGAAAAGAAGAAACCTCAACATCCCAGAGCGCTGGGAAATAGTGCAGGACAAACGCCGCTGCACTTCCCCGCTTGGGCGGTGCAGCTACCTACATAAAGCAAGGAAGGTCAAGAGTTTGGCAAGGAGCGTACATATTAGAATTGCCCCGCACAGGGGCGCAAAGAAGAATGACGTGGAACAGTGCAAGCACACGTTCAAAATAACCGATACCCAGTGTGCGCCTTGTAGCGGTTACAATGTGGAGTGCAAGCACTACGAGAAAAACGATGCTGCTGATACAAAGCATAGTTCTTCTCTGGCGTAAGATAAGCAGCCCTGCACCGCAGAAGCGGGGCTGCTTTTTATATGGCGCAGAGCACTTCTTATAGGCGGAAGCGCTGCGAATGGGGTCAGACCCCATCTGCGCCTTGGCTGTTTTCCATGAAAGCCGGGAAACTTTGAAACCGGTTGCCCGGCATAGCGGAATGGTGCTGTACAGCAGCGTCCTCCTTTCCGTTCAAGCACGGTGAAAGACCGGGCTGCCATTTCCGCGAAAGACGCACCCGCATGGAGTTGACGGGAATGGGCGCGCCGCAGCATGAGCGCAGAAATGCTCTGTTCAATCCGCTCAGGACAAAAGCGGTAGGCCGTTGCAGCGGCCGCCCCGCCCGGTGCTCTCTTTACCGGGCGGGCTTGATATGCGGACGCATAGAGGATGCACCTGCTTCTGATAATCCCCCATGAACAGGTGAGCCAGTTCGATGCTGGCCGTCCGTGCAAGAAAAAGTGAGGAAAGCAAAATGAAACTTGAATGCCTGACACCGGAATTTCCGCAAGGAGCAAGAGTTTACAGCGTGGACGGTGTGGCACCTTCCCTGCTGAATAGCGCATCGGCTATGAGGTCGCAGGCGATTCTGGTCAGCGGGGGGGGGCAGCATGAAAATTTGTGAGAATAGGCCGGTAATTTGCAGAGCATCTGGCCAGGCGTCGGCGGACACACTGAACGAAACTTGCCCATGTCTGACGTGCGACCATGAAGCACCTATCGTGGCAGGAGCGTACTGTATGGCCGGAAATTTCGTTGACCGAAACACCAACCAGAACGGATGCGGAGTGAGAGAAAATGCTTCGTTCACGCTGAACACGGTAGACCGGCACGCCGCTGCCTACGATGCAAGGCATCACTGCCTTGGCGGAGAGGTCAGCGGGACATTGCAGACAAAGGGAGAAGGAGGATGGAGCTTGAACTACATAAATCCGGTGCTCCAACCGTTGCCTGAAAATGCGGTCGGCATCGACCTCTACAACGGAGCCGTCACCGGGAACACTGCGGCCACCCTCACAAAGAAAAATGATGGAACATCAAGCGGCCCAGAAGTTGCCGAAAGAAAAACGCCGGACTGGATCGTGCGCAGACTGATTCCGCTGGAATGTGGCAGACTGCAAGGTTTCCCGGACGGGTGGGCAGAAATTGAGCCGCTGACCGACTTGCGGGAACTGCAGTTCTGGCGTGAGGTCTACGCAAAGGACTGTGAAATCAAAGGGAAAAAGCCAAACCGGAAGATCATGCAGGCAGACAGCGAAGAAGGCGGGCGCGCCCTGATGCGCTGGCATGATGGCTTGCACAGCATGGCGGCAGAGTACGCAATGTGGGGCAACGGAATGGCGCTGCCGAACGCATTGTTCTTTGTGAAAAGCGCATTCCGCGAACTGGGAAAACCGCCCGGAGAAGTAAAATTAGGCAGTCTATTCGATGGAAGCGGAACGATGCCGTTGTGTGCCGCAATGTGCGGTGGGCATCCGGTCTGGGCAAGCGAGATAGAGCCGTATCCCATTGCTGTTACAAAGACGCATCTGCCGAACATGAAGCATCTTGGAAGCGTTACGGACATCAAGGGGTTCCTGATCGAACCGGTTGACATCATAACGTTCGGAAGTCCATGTCAGGACTTGAGCATCGCAGGAAAACGGGCTGGTCTTGATGGTGCCAGATCAGGATTGTTCTGGGAGGCGGTGCGCATTATCCGGGAAATGCTGCTGGCGACCGGCGGCAAATATCCCAGGTTCGTCATCTGGGAGAACGTGCCAGGTGCCCTGTCATCGAACAAAGGAAAGGATTTTGAAGTTGTTCTCAACGAATTACTACACCTCAGAGAGTTTGCCGGAGGTAGAGCAAATCAGTCTATTCTCCAACATGGCAAGTGGGGGGGGCTTCGCAAACTACGGAGCTGTTGCCTATCGAATCGTCAATGCTCAACACTGGGGAATCCCCCAGCGCCGGCGCAGAGTATATGCTGTCTGCGATACTAGTGGAGAATCCGCCGGAGTGGTCGTTTTTGAGCGAAAAGGCACTGAATGGAATTTTGAACCGTGCATCCCGCAGGGGAAAGAAGTTGCAGGACTTACTGCTGACTGCTATTCATGGCATGATCGAATGGTGGCAACAAAACCCTGCGGGGGGGGGAGGCAGCGGGAAGCCTACACAATGAAGATCCGCAGCGGATGTGACGGCGGAGGAAAGGGACCGCTTGTCCAAGAAGAACTTTCGGCAACATTGGCAACGCACCAAGATCAGACGCTATTTGAGTTAAGAAATACGGTGCTGAATGACCAGGGCGGCGGTTTCATGGAAGTTACGCATGGGATGACCGGAACACTCCGAGCACAAGAGCATGGGCACGCACCAATCACATTCGACAAAACAGAAGGGAACGAAGAGACGTGAAGGTAGAAACGATAAGCAAGGCAATCATTGCGGCGCTTCTTGCGGCAGAACTCGCAAGCTGCACGAAAGCTGCTCTGATGCAGAACCGAATCACGGACCTTGAAACACAGAGGGATATCTACAAGTCCATGTACGAGGACTGGAAAGGCGCGGCGGGCGAAGTTGCCGGGTATGCAGATACCCTGCGGGATTCGCTGAAAGCGCGGGACCGGTTGGATGGAAAGTTACTGGTAGAGGATGCCGGAGACTTCCTCTGCACGGCATACTGCACCGAAAAGCGGGAGCACATCTGTGGAACTGGAACGGGAATTACCGCCAGCGGCGCGCCGGCTGAAGGAGACGTGACGGTGGCGGCAGACCCGGACGTTTTTCCGTTCGGGACCGTCCTCTACATTGAGGATGTGGGCGTGAGAATCGTTCAGGATACCGGGCCCGGTATCAAGGGAAAGCGTTTGGATGTTGCTGTTTCTGGCAGCCATAAGGATGCGCTGAGCTGGGATGGATACGGCCAGCACAGAGTGTGGGTTATCCAAGAGGCAAACGGATGAATGACTTTGATAAAACTCTGAAAGATATTATAAAGCAGTATAGACAAATAGGCTTTCAAACGCATTTCTGGAGATCGGAAGAGACAGGGGAAGTATTGGTTTACATGAGAAAGGGGGAGGTTGTGGCAAGTATGATAATTTCCATGGGAGAGCAGGTTTATTTTCGTAGGTTGTGTGATTCACAGAAACAAAAAGAATGGCTACAAAGTACAGTAAGACGGTTGGAATGCAAAATCACAGAATATTACGCAAGCGACATGGATGATTTGCACGAGGAAAGCCGGCATTGAATTGTTTGCCCGCCAACACGCAACCGGATGGGATGCGTGGGGAGATGAACTTGAGTAATTGGAGGAAAAGTATGGAAGGACTTGTAAAGACACTGGGAATCTTGCTGTTTGTACTGGGCGTGGCGCTGTGGGCAGCGGTGATATTTTTTGTGCCCGCTGCGCTGATTAAACGCTGCTGGCTGTATCTGTTCGCATGATGAGGAAGGAACTTCTGGCAGCAAGGAACGTTCTCTGCAAAAAGATGCGGCAGAACTCCCTTCCGTGTGCAAAGTGCCCGCTGGGAAAGATCCGGGACGAGGGAACGGCTTGCAGGGATAGCGTGCTGAAGCACAAGGCGGAGGCGGAAGAGATTCTAAAAACAGGATAACGAACTCCACTATAAAGGCCGCCCGCCGCGGCGGTCTTTTTTGTGAGCATGGGAACAGGCCCGCACCCGGTTCAACTCCGGGATTGCCCAAAATCGGAAGGAGGACGCACCAATGCAAAGGTATTATATCCTGCTGAAAGCAACCGGCGAAAGCGGCCTGCCCGCGTGGCTGCCTTATAGGCTCACAGCAACCAGCGCAGAGCTGGCCGTTGAAAAGGCAAAAAAGATGGCAGAAGATCACTACCGAGAGTACAAGACGTTTGAGGCTCAGGTGATCGAAAATGAAGGGAGTTACAAATGAAACTGGCGGCAATCGCAAAACTTATCAAGGCTGACGAATATTGCAAGCTCTACAAGGTGTTCTATAACGATGGTCAGGGGTGTGATCTGTACATCGGAACAAAAACAGCAATCTTCCCGCTGACAGACTTCCCGAAAGCACAAAACGAAAGGGAATTGGCGGCTCTGCTGGGTATCAGCGAAAAGGAATGGAACGATATTCATTTTGAAAGTGACTGCCCGGACGATATTCGGAACATTGAAGGCATGAACCTTGACGATACAGCAAGTGGCGAGCTGGACTGCGAAAATGGCAGAATCAGCATCCGCTATTGTGGGTGTAACCTGGTTCCGATGGTTGAACCGACTTCCAGAACAATCGGCTTTGTAGACGCAAAGCAGATCATGCCAGTGGCGGATGAAATGCGCAAGAGCGGCTATTTCAAATACTGTGTGCGGAAGATGGCAAGCGGCGGACGTTACTATGTCATCAAGGATGGTATGATGGTACGCGGTGCTGTAATCCCCGTAAAGCTGGAACCTCTGGCGAAATCTGGGCTGTATGCCATTGCAGACATGGTGAAAAAGACCAAGGACGCTGCGGACGTTGAGGATTTGAGCGAGCGGGAGGACGAAGAAAATGCGTAAGACCATGAAAGCACTGGCGCTGACAATCTGCGCTACCGCACTGTGCGGAGCGCTGGCGGGATGCGAAACTGACAAAGCTATGGGGATAGACAAATATCCGGGCAGGACGGTGTATGTCTATTCACCGGATGGCACGTTGCTGGACAAAGGCGCATACGAAGGCGGCTCCTGGTCTTGCGACTGGCCGGTTATTTCGGTAAAGCTCAACGGGAAAAAGTATACAACGAGCTGGGCTAACGTGGTTTTTGTGGAGGAATAACATGGACGCTGTGAAGAATGATGTGAAGCGGCTGGTCAAAATTGAACTGGCCGCAGCAAACAGGAAGTTTCGGATGTTTGCAAGTAACCACGAGGGCGTGGCTGTGATCCAGGAAGAAGCCGTGGAAGCTGCACGGGAAATGGATGGGCTGCATCGGGAACTGAACGCAATGTGGATGGACGTTTACTCCAACGATCCGCAGATCTCCACGAAAGGCGTGTATGACAGGGCGGTTGCTCTGGCCGTGGAGGCTATTCAGGTAGCGGCAATGGCACGGAAGTTTGAGCGTAGCCAGCGCCGGAACTGGCCGGGAGCGAAGGAACCGCACTATGACGAAGAAGAAAAGTGATGCACCGGCAGAGGTCGAAACCATTACGCTGACCATGAGCCGCCCAGTGGCGGAGGCTGTGCAGACTGCCTGCGAGTGGTACTTGCGGCTGCACATGGGGCAGTTCTGGGATCTGGCAGAAAGCTTGTGCTTTGCAAAATTCTACTCTGATCTAAAAAATGGGGCATTCAAGACCAAGGAACAGGAAGATAACGCTTTTAAGGTTGCGATGGACCGAAGAGATTTCATGTGCGTAGGAATGGAACAAGCATATAACAGATTTGTTCTCCCCGCCCCTATCTCGGATGTAATGAGAGTGCCGTACCGGGCAGAACAGGTATGGCTTACCATTCGCCACGCACTGGCATGGCATGACAAGCCGGAGGGCGATCCATGGAATGTGTGCTTTGATAAGCCGCTGAACCGCAGCGACCAGCCGCAGCCGGTAGTAAAACTCAATGAAAGGCAGGAAGCAAAGAAATGAGAAAGATTTTTATGGTGGGAGCATCTGCGGTGGCAAGCGTTTTGCTGATGACGGGATGCAACAAGCAGGTAATTGATTTGACCTACGAATATTCGCAGGCACAGATTAAAATGCCAGATGGAACCGTAATTGAGGGCAAGGTGGATAGCTGGAACGATTATGAAGGCGACCAGTTACAGGTCAAAATTAACGGAACAACATATCTGGCCCATTCGTCAAACGTGGTCCTCTGGCACTGAGCAAGGGCAGAGTTCGGGATCGATATGAAATACAGCACGGACAAAATCAGGCTTCAGCAGAACGAAGAGAGCAGAAAACGCTATCACTGGTACAAAGACCACCACATTTGTGTGAAATGCGGACAGGCGGAAGCAGTCCCGAACAGAACAAAATGCGACGTCTGTCTTGAAAAAGATAGAAACCTCCATCGCGAGAACTGGAATAACGTCCGGGACGTTCGGAACATCTATGCGAAAAACCGGAGAGTTAGAAACAAGAACAAGGGAATGTGCGCCAAGTGCGGGGCAAAACCGCTTTGGGGGAACAGCACTTCTATGTGCTACGACTGCATGATTGTCCAGAGAAACGCCACAAGAAGGTGGAGGGAACCAAGAGAACTCAAATGGCGGGAAGCTGGACTTTGCGTTAGGTGCGGCGGAGAAAGAAAACCGGGCTTTATGGTCTGCAGAAAGTGCTATGACATTCTCTACAAGCAGCTTGACTACGCAAGAACCTGTATCAGTGAGGAAACGATACTCCGAAAAAAAGAATGGGTTTCGGTCCATTATTTCAACAAGCCGTTGAGGTACAGAGAATGCAGACCTTGATTGATTTCGCAGACAAATACCTTTGTCACGTTTTGCCGACCTTGCTAAAAGACCGCACAACGGGGCGAAACATCATCTGGGCGACAGATCCGACACCGGAAAACTGGTGCTGCTTTTCGGACGAGATCACGCTGAAGCAGGTGGAAAGCGCCGGGATAGTCCCAAGAGTTCTGAAAAGAATCGAAAGCCAGAAAGAACGAACCAGAAAGAAAGCAGAGGTTTTTACTCCAACGTGGGCCTGCAAAAAGATGGTAGACCTTGCGGAAAAAGACCTCGATGTAGACAACTGGGAAAACTTCATCAGCAAGACCTGCCTGGAAGTGACCTGTGGAGAAGCACCCTTTCTTGTGAGCAGGTATAACACTGTAACGGGAGAACCAATTCCTGTGCCGGATCGTATTGGCCTGCTTGACCGGAAACTAAGAGCGATTTCCCAAAATATCCGAAAGTACCCAGATGGGAGAAGCGGCGCCAAACGGATGGAATGGATGTATAACCGGTACAAATGCGGATACGGTGCGCTATATTTCGGCGAGGCACTGAAAGCATTTTCAAGTACATACGGGTATGAGTGGCAAGGCGACAATCTGCTTTTGGCAAGGGCGAATTTGCTGCTGACCTATTGCGAACACTGGCGGCAGTATTTCAAAAGAGAACCAATCAAAGCACACGTTGAAATCATCGCAGAGATTGTTTCGTGGAACGTCTGGCAGATGGACGGGCTTAAAAAGACCGTGCCGGGGACAGATATTCCGTGCAAAATCTATGACTGGAAGAAAAACGAGGAAGTTTTGTTCAAAGACATTGGAAAGGAGAACGACGAATGAAGCAGCGGATGATAAATTCAATTGCTTTTGGATTAAAGCTGAACACCATGAAAAGCTGCCTGCTGGGAGCGCAAGGGCGCGGAAAAGACCGGGCAAAGGTGGTCGAGATGGTGGAGAAAATGCTCTCCGTGGAACCGACAATCAAACCGCAAAGCAATCTGTGGTGGCGGGATGTGAAGGTGGAACTTCCGCCAAAGCATCACACGCCTTGCCCACGAGGCAATAACCCGGCTTTTTCCAAAGTAAGTGACACGGTTTGGCTTTACTACGAGGATGGGAATCAGACGGAAGGCACGCTGGAAGGCTATTCGTGGTTTGACGATCTGGGACGCTGCGTTTCGGAGAATCCGGCGGGGCACAGAGTTTCACACTGGATGCCGCTGCCGGATCCGCCGAAAGGAGATGATGAAGAATGAAATACAAAGCAGAGGTTGTAGCCTACGAATCTTACGGAGAGGTTTGTCTGGGAGAATTTGAAGTCGAGGCGGACAACGAGGAAGAAGCCGACACGGCAGCACGCCGCGCGGCCAAAAAACGGCACCCAAACCTTGAAGATTTTGAGGTTATGAAGCTGGAAATGATAGTATGATCGTTTGCGTCGGGAAAACGGCTGTTTGCAAATTCTGTGGAAAAGAATATCCGTCCGAAGGACTGAACCACGGCAGACAAGTACGGATTCCTACCGCACCATGTATTTTGAAACCATACGGAACTACCGGTAAAGTGTGCCAGTGCTGTGGCAGAGAACAAGTATTCGTAATGGAAATTTTCGTGGATGAAGATGCGGTGCGGGGATTCTGTGACTTTTGGTGGTGAAAACATGGAATATGAAAGAACCTGCTGCACCTGCCGCTGGCACGAGGGCTACACCTGGATCTGCTTCAACGGTGAATCTCCGAACTGCGCTGACATGACAGACCCGGAGGACACCTGCGAGTACTGGGAAGCCAGAACGGAAGAGAACAGCATTGGTGACTACGAAGTAAACTAA